ATATACACATTCGTTATTGAATTAAAAACGTCAGTCATAGGGTTACCTGATTTATTACCTAATTCTGTTCTCATCAAATTGAATCCAACTAATACATACGAATTCTGTAATATATATAGTAGTCCATGTCTAACTGGACATCTATCATCATAGTATTCATCTGTAACTCTACGATAAAACTCAAATGCTTGCGGTGATACACTTCCATCATAATTAGTATAATCGACATCAAATCCATACTTACCTTTACTACGCAAATACTCGAATATACTTTTCCACGCCACCTCATAGTCAATTCCAATTGCACTATGGGTAACAAATCCAGGATTTTTCCTAATATAATTAAGAAAACTACCAAAATATTTACGCACTAACATAGTATATTCCAACGACGGTTGTTCAAATATGCGTGTTTTACCCTGCTTAACTTTTTCGATTTTCCGTAATTCATCCTTTACAGTTGCAACCCATAATGGGCTATTTTTAATAACACCTACTTTGAGATTGTCTTCCAAATCCGACAATCTTTTCACAAACGTTTGTCCATGTATAGGAATAATAAAGTTTTTTGCTTTTGCCGAAAAAGCATAATTAACATCATCAATTCTATCGAAAAATTCATACTTACCATTACTAAACCATTTTGACAAAATGCCGCTGGATGTGCTCATAACCAGCCGATTCATAGTATCATATCCATTAATAATCTCAAATTCAGTCAACAAATGCTTATCTCTACTTGTGGAAATTGTTGCACATATTGTTGTACACACAACGCATGCATACGGGGCTCAACAACGTGTGTGTATTTTGGAATACATTTTTGTGCATTAGAATACATCACATGGAAATCATCTGTAATTCCCTTATAAGAGGGCGCATATTTATCTGGCCACTCTTCATGTTCTAACCATTTTCTTTTATCTGTCTTATCAATCGTTACAGTATTCAACTTAATACCGTTGATACTAACTTCTCCCAAATTTTCAATGGGAGTATTCCAATATTTACTGATCTTTCCATTGCATTGGAAATTAATTTCCTCATCTATAGATAATTCACTAGTTTTAAATTCATTATAAACCTCCATAATATCATCTAATATAAGTGGTGTAGCTCCTGCACGATGCGTACCATTGGCTAAAGCCGAATGCATAGCATACAAAGGTTTAGACACATTATTATTAAAATAATATGGTCT